GAATTAGATGTATTACAAACAGTTCTAAATCTTTTAGAAGGTACATTTGCAATTTGGGTATATAATACACATTCTAAAAAAATTTATTTAGCTAGACAAGGTAGTACATTATTTGCAAACTTAAAAACAAGAGACTTCTGTTCTATTCAATCAAAAGATTGGGTGGAATTAAAAGAAGGTGTAGTATATGAAATAACCAAAACTAAAATTGTCAATAGAGGTGTATTTAAAAATACATCACCTTTTTTTACTTTATGAAACCAACATTAATTGTAAGTTGCACACAAAAATTACATCAAGAAGATACCCAATTATGGAAAAGCTGGTTGGAATTTAAAGATCATGATAGCTACACAATTGAATTTATTACAAACAATACAAACGGTTTATCTGAATGTTACAACAAATATATCACAAACAAATATGCAGAATTATACGACTTTGTGGTATTTGTTCATGATGATATGTTTATAGATGATAGTAAACTACATGAAAAATTACACAAAGCACAAAACGAGCTCGGGTATGATATAGTTGGTATCGCTGGTGGGATCAATCCAGAAATTAAATTTCCAGCATTGTGGCATTTGATGTGTACAAAACCACATCATCGTGGACAAGCTGCACATCCACATGGTAACAATCAAATTTATACAACTGTATTTGGTCCTACTCCAAGTCGAGTTGTTATAGCTGATGGATGTTTACTGGGTGTATATTTACCATCAGCACTTAAACATAAATGGAAATTTAACGAGAATTATAAATTTCATCACTATGATATAGCAAGTTGTATTGATGCACATTTGAAAGGAATGAAAGTGGGAATATATCCAATACATACTATTCATTCATCACCTGGACTAAGTTCACTAGAAGATAAGAATTGGAATGAAAGTAATAACACATTTTTAAAAGAATACAGTACAATTAATAATACAAATAAATAATGTCAACAAAATTAAACTTAGCGCAATTTGAAAAAACATTTATATACAAATGTTTAACTGATGAACAATATTTTTCAATAGTTGTTGATAATGTAGAATATGACTACATCAGTTGTGAATCAAAACGTCACGTGTTCACAACTATTAAAAATTTCTTTGAAAGAAACAATGCATTACCAACAAACACAGAAATACGTAATTTTTTAACCACAGCAGCTGATAAAAATGCTTTCAAAACAGTATTATCTGAAATTAGTGATATTGATAAACAATTTAATGAAGAAGAATTATATCGTAATACTGAACAATTTTTAAAAGAACGTGCAGTTTACAAGACAATTTTTGAAGTAGGAGATATATTACAAAATAATAAACTAGACACCGGAGCTATTTTAGATAAATTTGAAAAGACATGTAATATAGATTTAACAACTAATTACGGAATTGAAATGTTCAAAGATTCTGATAAAATTGTCAAAGAACTAACCCGGGTTGATCCAGTTATTTCATCTGGATGGAACTGGTTAGATGATAAACTAGATGGGGGATTTTTAGCAAATGGTAGATCAATGTATATTTTTGCTGGATTACCAAATATCGGTAAAAGTATTGTACTAGGTAATATTGCGCAAAATATCGCTAAACAAGGAAAAAATGTTTTAGTTGTAACATTGGAAATGTCGGAAATGATGTATGCAAAAAGATTTTGTTCTTCGCTATCTAAAATTCCTATCAGACAGTTAAAGACTGATACTGCGACATTAAGTAAAATGTTAACTGAAATGAAACAAAATCCTAAACAAGGCAGGATTTACATCAAAGAGTTTCCTCCGAGTACAATCACTCCACGACAACTTGGTGCATTTATTAAAAAATTAAAAAATAGTGGAATTAGGATTGATGCTATATGTTTGGATTATTTGAATTTGTTAACCACAACATTTGGTAGCAATACATACGAGCGTGTCAAACATATATCAGAACAAGTACGTGCATTATCTTACACATTTAATTGCCCTATTATTACATTAACACAATTCAATCGTACTCAATACACAGTATCTGAACCGACGTTAGCAAGTGTCGGTGAAAGTTATGGTATGTCAGCAACAGCAGATTTTATGGCTGGAGCATTTCAATTGGATGAAGATAATGAAAATGGTATAATTAGATTAGGGTTGATGAAAAATAGATTTGGTCAAAATTATGGTACAAATGCATTTAGAATCGACTATTCCACGTTAACCATTACAGAAGATATTGCATTAGCGAACTTAACAGATGATGCTGATTCCGCACAAGATACATTAGAAATGTTATCAGGAACTTGATATTCAAAGGTAACAATCTAAATACTAACAAATCAATGAACAACCCAGTTATATGGACAGATGCAGATCTTGATGGGTCAGGATCATACACAATTTTGAAATGGCTTACAAACCAGGAATATGAGTTACATACAACTACAGCTAAATCATTTGAACAAGAAATTACCAATTGGTTTAATGCTAACAGTGATAACAAAAAACGAGAAATTTATATTTTAGATATGGATGTAGCTAGTTCAATTAAACTTATTGATCTACCTAATGTTACTATATTTGATCATCACCCTCAACATGTTGCTATCAAAGATGACTACAAAAATGCTAAAGTTGTTTTAGATGACTGTACATCTTGCACAAAATTAATTTACAAAGAGTTTCAAAAAACCGACCCTAAAACAATTAAACAATTAACTAACTCACAACTAGCTTTAATTGCATATATTGATGATTATGATTGCTATGCATTAAAACATAAACAATCTCATATACTAAATGTGATCTATTGGAACTTGTCTGGTAATAAGATAACTGAATTTTATAATCAATTTCACCAAGGATACAAAGGATTCAATGAAAAACACATGGCAATCTATAATATACATGAAAAACGTGTCAAGCGGTTGAAGGATGAATTAGAATATGGTAGAAAAAATATACCAATTCAAGGTAGCAAACGCAAAGTAGTATGTGCTATAGCAGATTATGCTATTAATGACATTGCAGATTACTTGATTGAAAAGAAAAACGCTGAAGTTGCTATTGTTGTAAATCTTAAAAGTGGTACTGTATCTTTCAGAAAATCAAAAAATTGTGATGTACATGTAGGTAAACTAGCAAGTGCATTATGTAATGGTGGTGGACATGATTATGCGGCTGGTGGACGTATAAACGATAGATTTATGGAATTTTGTAAATTATTTAACTAATGAGATATATATTACCAATAACCCAAAAAGAAAATGACCACTATTTTCTATGTTTCTGCAGTTATGTTTGTTTAATTAACAATAAAAAACTAAATTTACCGAACATTTTATTACTTTTACTTAAAAATTCAATTTATAGGGAAATATTTAAAGAAATGTTGAGTGTTGATACTGATTTTGAAATAGTACAAACGTTTTTAAAATACGATCCGACGATTTGTACTAGTAAATACCTTTCCAAATATTTAAATATCAAACGGAAATCTCATATTATTTAGATAAATTGTGAACAATCAATTATCAAATTTTGAACAAACCATTTACAACACGTATTTAAAAATTTCCCGACAGGCATTAAATAAGCCATATACAATTCGTAAGAAATTTGATAATTTTCCTGATGAAAAATATATTTTAATAAAAAAAATATCTAGTGTTTTACAAAATAATAAACATATAGTTATTGAAGATTTCTTCAAAGCTCCATATGAAGTATATAAAGAAGATACCGGTGTTTTTGATTTAAATTTCTATATTTCACAACGTGCATTCAAAGCATATTCTACATTTATAAAAAAAATAAATGATTTGGATATTGATTGTATTGAAATACTTGAACGTGTTAAATCTTCACTATTATACATTAAAAATTACTGTATTGACCATAAATTGACATATCAACAATATATCAATGAAATTAATGGTCAATTGCCATTATTTGTTAGTCACATTAAAGAACATAAAATTGTAATATATACTATATTTGGTGATGAACAATTAGAACAAATTATGAAACGAGTTGAATCACCAGTTCTTACATTTATTTTCGGTGATGATATTTACAAACATATTGATCAATATAGAACTAAATTTTACACATCTAAAAAATGTAAAATTTTAATTAGAGAAGGCTTGAAAAAGGTTAAAAAAATGGTTGATATTTGCAAATAATATATTAAATTATTAATCTAATTATGTTTAACAAATCATTATTCCAATCCATTAAAGATGGCCATAACAAATCTGATGAAAAAGCAGGTTCCAAGGACATCCTACGTTTCGAGCCAGGTAACACTTATGTTGTTCGTCTTTTACCAAACGATAAAGACCCATCGAACACATTTTTAAAATATTATGTACATAAGTGGCGTTCATTTGCTACTGGGCAAGATGTGAATGCTATTTCACCGACAACTTTCGGTGAAAGAGATCCAATTTCTGAAGAGCGTTTCAGATATATTCGTACCGGTTCTGAAGAAGAAAAAGGTAAAGCGGAATCAATTCGTCGACAAGAAAAATATGCATGTAACGTATATATTGTTGAAGATTCCAAGAATCCTGATAATAAAGGAACAGTAAAAATTATTCGGTACGGTAAGCAACTTGAAAAAATTATCAGTGCTGCAATTAACGAAGATGCTGATGAGTTGGGACCAAAGATTTTTGATTTATCACCAGATGGTGTCAACTTGAAGATCAAGGTTGAAATGCAGGGAGATTTTCCAACGTTTGTATCAAGTAGATTTACAAATTCTGTAGATTTGAATATTCCACCAGACAAGATTCAAAGCATTTATAAGTCAACACATGATTTGAAATCGTTTATTTCTGTAAAATCGTATGATGAATTGAAAGAATTTTTCAATACACACTTTGTTACAAATAGCCCATCACCGACTGTAAAGAAGACAGTACCTAAAGTAAATTCAGTTGAGCAAACTGAAACAGTTGAACCTGATACGGAATTAACTGATGCAGAAGTTGCAGATTTGTTGAAAGATCTTGAATAAATATGAATGAAATTAGCGATCCACCAGTCGATCCAAACGCGCTACTAGCGTTGTTGGGATCAACATTGAGTGATTTAAAAACACTTGACAATAATATTGTCGGTACATCTGCTAATTTATCTTCAAGAAGTCAGCAATTCATGCAAACTGCTGACAGAATTGTAAAGGAGGCGGCTGCTAGTAATACCACAAAAACAGCACCGCCTCCAACCCCCAATATACAAGCACCTGCATCAAAACCAACAGTTACAATTGTAAGTCGTGGACCTGATCTTATTATTCAAGATAATGGTGATACGAAAACATCAGAAACAAATTGCTTTGGTGAAGAGCAATTATTGTTTCTTTTCGAACAAACAAAATATTGCCATGAACTTGAAAAGAAAATAACAGATATTGATGATAGGTTCAGAACATTTAATACTGATTTGAAAGACATAAAAAATATTCTTAAAGAAATAGCTGGAAAAATAAAGACATATAATATACCATATTGAAATGATTATATCTATAAATGAGAAGGAAAATTTAATTAATAAATTTTTAAATCCAATCTCTAATATAAGTGATTTATCTGTTTTAACTATTGATTCAAATAAAATCACAAGTTTGAATAAAACTGCAGACAATAATGTTGTTTTATTTGCAGAAATACCCTATTCAGGGGATTCAAATACTAAAATTGATTTGAATATACCAAATGTTAAAAAACTAATAAAGATTTTAGAAACAATTGACGGATCAAATGTTGAATTTACTATTAATAATAATAATTTAGAATACAAATCATCACATACAAAATTTAAATATCATCTTTTAGAAAATGGTATTATAACTATTCCATCTATTAACTTGAACAAAGTGAATAGTTTCGAATGGGATACTGAATTTATTATTACATATGATAAATTTACACAATTACATAAAAGTTCAACATTCATAACAGATAGTAATAAAATTTATTTTTATGCAGAAAATGGTCAAATTCATGCTGAATTAAATGATCATACAAGATCAAATATTGATTGTTATTCTACAATAATTGCAGAAGGATACAAAGGTGAACCAATTGATACACCAATACCATTATCTTTTGATGTATTTAGAATGCTATATGTTGTAAAAAATGCTGAAATTGCCGTGAAAATAAATTCAACTAAAGGAGTTGCAATATTTGATATTTCAGGAGATGGGTATAAATTACAGTATATAACAACCGCACTTGTAAAATGATAAATCGCAAAAACCACAACAAACTAACCACACCAGGATATTTTATTAAACGTTTACGTGACAATAAAATGTGTGTTATTAGAATTTTTCAACGATATAGTAAAATTGATCCAAGAAGTTGGACCATATTAGTTGATCCAGGTAACACATCAATCTATATTACTTGTTACGAAAATAAAACATTTAATGGTGAAATATTATTTGAATTGAATGATGGTGGTGTATTATTTCCTAAAAACTTTTCATTGAAAACAGATTCAATTGAAGTAATAATTACTTTTTTATTAGAAAAGGGTGTTACTCAAATTACAGATAATAATAAATTTTATGTGGAACGACCTAAATAATGATATGAAAAAAGGATCAGATGGTAATGCCTCAAAAAAGCCAAAATCAAATAAAAAGGACATACCATCCACTGAGATCAAAAAGATAATAGCAGAGTCACTAAATACGTATCTTCAAAATTTTAGCCGAGAAACTGAGAATACAACAGATGCTGTAAACTCAACTCTTGAAGAGTTTTATAAAACTTTCATGGTAATTGGGTATGACTTTGACGGCGAACCTACCATTATTATCAATGCTAAATCTCAAATTGATGCTGATGCGTTATCAACTGCTTTTTCTAGATTTTTTATAAATAATGTCCAAAATAACAATAATCAATAAATTATCAAACTTTTTAGTACCACCGGCAACAATTGCAAAACCAGAAACAAAAACATTATATGCAGTTGTAACTGGTCAGTATTGTGGTGAATTACTATTGTTTGCGGAAGAAATAGCAGATGATTTTTGTTTTATATCTATACCGAAATTGATTAATCGATCTATACCGAAAGACAAATTTCAATTAGGGTTAACTGAAAAAATAGTTGAGCCAGCTAAAACAATACCAAAAAAATTAGCACATTTTTTGGTAGCTCAATATAAATACAATAAGAACAATAAATAATAGTATGTACGAACCACGTGTTAACCCAAACAAAATTATTTCACCTATTAGTGGAACAACCTGTATGCCAAAAATTACTGAAAAGAAAATTGGCGATAAGATTTATGTTGAAGCAACCTGGTATGATCATGCATCTGGTGAGTTCCTTCGTAGGGGGATTGTTAAAGTGTTAAATGCTGCGAATCGTAAAGAAATCTTAGCAGAAGGTCAAGGTGTTAATAGATACCCTGAATTTAATAAATTGCAAACAGATATTAGACATGCTTACAAAACAAACAATATTAAGCTGACATTAAAATTGCAAGACGAATTACGTAATTGGGCCGAGTCAAAGGGTATTGATACAATGGCTAACGCTGATGTGTGGGAGTTACTTACACTTAATGATAATGAAGCCACATTCACGAATGATGATGAGTAGTCTGTTTTTGGTGAAACACCTTTCACTTAATTTGATTCAAAAATAATAGCGTAATTGGTTTGATTTTTGAACGGAAACACCATATTATTAAATGGTGATTAATCTTCCTGAAGAATACATAGTACAGAAGTTCTTTCAGTATGTTGGTAGCCCAAAGTATAATAAGTATAATAAAACTTATCAAGGGTCATGTCCAATATGTAGAGAAGGAACAAGTTGGTTGAAGAAACGTCGGTCATTCTTTATACCAAAAAACAATAACATATATTGTCATAATTGTGGTTGGAGTGGTTCACCTTACAAATGGATCAGAGAGGTAACAAAATTAACTTTTGCTGAAATAAAAGCAGAACTCAATGAGAAAAGTTATTCAGTCAACTTTGTTACAGATAAATCTGAAAGTAAACCTGTAAATGTCGAAGCTCTACCTAAAGATTGTATAAATTTATTTGATAAACAACAGTTAGAATTTTATAAAACTAATAAAATTGTTAAAATTTCACTTGAATTCTTAGAAAAGCGAAATTTATTCAATGCAATTAACAAACCCCGTGCATTTTTCATATCTTTAACTGACTTTATACATAAAAATCGTACAGTTATACCGTTTTATAATGAAAACGGTAAGATTATTTGGTATCAAACAAGGTTGATTGATGGAATTGAAACATTCAGTAAAGAAAGGTATATATCTAAGATTAATAGTGAAAAAAGTTTGTTTAATATCAATCAAATCAACAAGGATCTCGATAAGATTTTTATATTTGAAGGTCCTCTTAATGCTTGCTTCGTCAAAAACGGGATCGCCGTTGCTGGCATTCAGGAGAAGAGCGATATCTTATATACATCAAAGCAATCTGAACAAATATCTAACTTTCCATTCTATGACAAGATATGGGTATTAGATTCTCAATGGATTGATAATGCTTCTAAACTGAAATCACAAAAATTAATTGAACAAAAGCAGAAGATCTTTATTTGGCCTGAAAAGTTCGGAAAGATCTTTAAAGATTTTAATGATATTGCAGTTGCTTTAAATCAAAATGAAATAAGTACTGACTTTATCGTAAAGAATACTTATCAAGGTATAAAAGCAAAGTTGCTTTTGAATCAAATCAAGTAAAAGCTATACCCCACGATATTTTGGATCAGTCGCGCCCGCAAGATAACCCTTTAACATTTCACTTAAAGAAGCAATATCCATAGATACACGAG